TTGGTTCTTTGCAAGGTGGTCATATTTTGCCTCCTTATAAAATATCTTATCAAGACAAGCCCACTCTTTATCTTTCCACCCATATCCAACCCAAGCAATCTTTTTAGCCAAGGCTTTGTTAGCCTTCTTCTGCTCCATTGTAGCCTTTGTAGGCTCAGGAGTGGGGGATTTGTGTGGTGCTGTTAGTTTTTGTATAGGGAAAAAGATTAGGGTGATGACTAACAAGGCCGTAGCCACCACCCGTTTTCTTATTAACTTGCTTCTCTTCTGAGCCTTCGTCTGTCGAACTCCGTTAGTCCGCCCCATATGCCAAACCTTTCGTTGTTGGTTATGGAATATTCAAGGCATTGGGTCTTAACATCACAAGCCCTGCATATTCTTTTTGCGTCCGCAGTTTTCTCACCCGCTTCAGGAAAGAAAATTACTGGGTCAACCTCAGCACACAAGGCTTTCTTAGTCCAGTCAGGTGGCAACAAGCCTATGTCTAGGCTCATTTAACCAACCTTAAAACATCTTTATTCTCCCATATCTCAAAGACTTTGCCATAGTCTAGGTCTTCTGTTCTTAAGACAGAATGAGATTGGTTAGTATACAGGAATTCATCTTGCTCTTCAACGGTAAGGCTCTGCCAATTTTCAGGCAATTCGATACCGTCGGGTAGATATATGTCAACAATCTTAGTGCCTTTGACATTGTAAATCACAGAGAATTGTTTCACTTCTTTAACCTCGCAATCATTTTATCTTCGCAGTCTGAGCAGGTGTAGGAATGATACTCGCTATAATCATACTCACACTTGCACTCTTTACATTTAACTATGTCTAACTCTATTCCACTTAAGGCGTAATTATCTCCCATTAAGTAGCGTGGTTCAGGCATTTTGCACCTGCTTTAGTATGGTTTGCTCTACCTCATAGGTTAGATACTTAGCCATATCAGGATTAGTTTCCTCTAGCATAATATTCTTGGCTATTTCTATTGCCTCTTCTTGATTTAAAGCAGAGACATAAATACCGCCATCATAACTGACCCTTACCTCATAGTCTTTATAATCGCTCACTTGCTGTTCTCCAATTCTTTTTGTCTTTCCAACATCATATCCATATTACAATCGTCGCATAATGGTTTGCTGTTGTATTGGTTATACCAGTCAGGATTTACTATTTCCCAACCACAGAATTGGCATATATCTTTAGTCATTTTTTTCTCCTGTCAGTTCGACTAACCGTTCTGCTAATACTACTAGGCTTTGAAATAAATCCAAGCCCTCAATCTCTTGCTCCATATCCATTTCATTCTCCTGTCTTAAGACATCAATCGTTCTTGGATTTTGATTGCTGTTTGGTCATAACTTTCTGAGGCGTTTCCATCTGCCCCTTCAGTCCACACAATTCTTCTATGGTCTAGTCGAATTGTTGCACCAGTTCCGTATAGGCTCATCAAAAGACTTGCGCCCTCTGTATCTCTTACACTTGCTACGTATTGATTACTTGCGTCATACACTTTCCATTTAGGACTTGCTCCCATTTACTTTGTCTCCTGCTCTTTGTAGGTTAACTCATCTAAGTAGTGCTCTAGTGTCATAAAATCGTGCCCATCTTCGTTCCATTCAACCGCCCACTCAGGGGTTTTGCGAGAATTTATAATAGCACTATCTTCATCTTTCCAGTATAGTTCATAACCATTAAACTCGTCCCAAAATAATAAAACACTGTATTCTGTGTTTTCATATTTAAAATAAATATATCTTTTCCACGCAGTTTCTTCGTGTCTTACTCCAGTTATTTTTATATCTTTCGTTGCATTCATTTTGTTTTCTCCTGTCTTAAGTCGTTAGTTAACCATCTCACCAACGTGAAATGTATTTGAGTGATAAGAGATAAAGTCCTTGAAAGGTTTAGGTTGCCCATCAACTATCACAACTTTATTATCTAGGTCAATGATGGTGTGTTCATAACTTTCTTCACCACCGATTGCGTCAGCGTGTAGTCCATAGCCAGTTTCACTTGTCCAACTATCGCCGATTAATACACTAACCATAATTCTAGTAGCGTATCCAATGTCGTCCCATCTTGGCTCAGCCATAGAAATTGCATAGGCTAAGTCTTGCATTTTACTATCTCCACCCCAGTGGGAATAAAGAGTTAAGTAATTATCCCCTTGCTTGAAGTGAAAGTTTGTTCTTGCTCCCATTATATTTCTCCTGTCTTAAGTAGTAATTAACCGTAAATTAACTTGCCAAAAATTGCATATTGCACAATGAAATCCCCAAAGCAAGCGTCATAATCCTCTGTATCCAGTGGATAACCACCGCAGTGGGTTTGCCCTGCCTTGATTGCCAATTCATAACCACGTCTTAAGTCGTCAATCTCAACCACATAAGACTTCTCTTCTATGCTGTCATAAACTCTTACGGGTTGAGGGTTTGGCGTAATCTTGCCGTCCACTCTTTTCCATAGGTCTATGCCTTGGTAGTTTGGTTTGCGTAGTTTCCTGCACCAGTAATACATACCAGCACCGTCGCAACCCCATACCGCTTCCCATAATTCGCCAACTGTAAACGATTTGCTTACTGTTAGCGTCGAGCCTGTATCCATTTTTTCTCCTGTCTATTGCTTAGTAGAACGATAACACAATGGTGAACTGTGTCAAGCCAACTCGTTTGTGTTGTTTGCCTCACGTCTTAAGACGCACAACCCTTACAAATATTAATTGGATAAAGACAATCACCACAAACAACTAATTCTATTTCTTTATCTTTATGTCTTAAGACGTCATTCATTTATCATCTCCTAAGTAGCATTTATCCATAGTTCCCCAGCAGTATCCATCTCCTACCCAATTTAAATGGGTCGCTATATAATAGACGCCAGCCAGTAATGCGCCCCAGAATACGAGGCGCACCACCTTTCTAATCTGATAATACCTGTGCCCTCTGTTCATTTTATCTGCTCCAGCCTGTTAACAATTGTTCCGTTATGCAATCGGAGCAGGCTTTTATTTCTTGCCCATTTTTTACCACATCAAAAAGATTTTTCTTTTTGTTGCATTCTTGACACTTGCTTTTATGTCTTAAGTCGTTAGACATTTAACTCCTCCTTTGTAAAGTTCTCTTGAATTGTTTCGCCCCATTTTTTGAAACGCTTATACTCTGAGGGCTTAACGTAAATTGTAGGGCTCTCGCCGTCGTCGTATCCATCAATGGCACCACGTCCAAGGTAGCCCTCTTCTGTCCAGCCTATAACCTGACCGCCTGCGGTTAGTCTTAACCAGCCCCGTCTAGGGTTTCCGCTTGCGTCGTTCGTCGTTGCTATTCTTACCAGCATTTTTTCTCCTGTCGTTCTGTCTTAAGTCGGAAGGAATTTCCCTCCAACCCGTGCCCCGCTAGGTCGTGAACCTGCGCCCTCTGATTAAGGGTGAGGGGCTTTATGTCTTAAGACGTTATTTGTTTTCCTCTCTGCAAAATTTGCAGAACTTAAGCCCTGCGTTTTCGTCTTCTATTAATTCCTCCACGTCAAATTCATCACTGCACCCGTCGCAATCTTCAAACTCTAACTCTTCGACGTCGTGCACAATGATACTTAACTCAGTGATAAATTGGTCGAAGATTTTTGAAGGGTCGGTGTTTTCGTCGGCTGTGAAAGTAAACTCCATCACTCCACTGTGCCCTTCGTGAACTATCTCGACGCTGTGCTTATATTTTGTTGCCATTTCTTTTCTCCTGTCTTAAGTCGGGGAGAATTTCTCCCTAACCTTGTGCCCGTCTGGGGATTTGCACCCTCAGATTTTTCCACCTTGGCGGGCTGTTGTCAATTACCCTGCTGGGCTATTCGTCGCCTCCTTCTTCGGTTTCTAGGACGAATTCACTCTCACAGTTTTGGCAAACTGGGCGGGTGAGATTGTATGTCTTAAGACTTAAGCGGATTTTCTCACCGCATTGGCAGACCGCAACTTTATTATTCTTATTTCGGCCTTTTGGCTTTTCGCTATCATTGACCGCAACTAACTTTAAAGCCTCGGCAATAATTCCGAAAGCCTCCTCCCATCTTTTGATACAAGAAGCAGGCACTTTTGTGGTGCTCCAACCGATACGCTTGGCCTGCTCAATTTCTAGGCCAAGACTTTCAGCAGTATTCTTGAAAGTTTTGTTGTGATAGCCCTCTTGGCTGACGCCATTTCTTCCCGCTTTCAAATCTAAAGAGTGAGCGGTTTCGTGTAAAAGAGTTCCCAAAATCGCCTCGGCTCCCCTATCAAAAGATGAGGCAGAGATAAAGATTTCGTGAAACTTTTCGCCGTCTTTTTCATTAGTTCCCCAAGGTGTCCAAGGTGTAAAGGAGCCGTGAACTTTTGAAGAGCGTCCAATGGAAATCACGGCACGGGGTGCGTCGGTTTCTTTTTGGATTAAGGCGTGAGCCTCTTCAAGTGCTTTTACAATCACCGAAAGGTTTTCGGTTTTTGGTGCTTGGAAAATATCTCCAGCGGTTTTTGCTTTTGGTGCGGTTTTTGTTGCGGTTTTCATTTTCTTTCTTCTCCCGTCTTAAGAAGGAATTTCCCTCTTAATAACCTCAGCATATCCTACAATTGACCAATTGTGTAATTGTGTAGGTGAATTGCAGGTGAATTCTACCTGAGAATTATCTGAGAGATAATGTCAATTTGTCGACAATTAATAACCCCGCCGAATTGGAAGGGGGGATAGTCCAGCCTTAAATCAATCCAAGGAATTTATTTTTAAGCCCTTAGAAAATCCTTTTATTAAGTCTTAAGACAAAAAAGATAACCCTAAACCTCAACTAAAGGGTTAGACTTTTTCCAAACCGTTAGGTTTGCCATTTGACCCTAGGGTTATTTAATTTGCTTACTATAATATATATATACTTACCCTAAATTTTTCTGTTATATTCGCCCTAATATATGTATAATTCGGACATTATAAAAAATTATTAGGATTATCTGTTCGGTTTTAAGAAAAAAACAGGTTATCTATATATGTAAAGATAATATATATTATCTTAACGGAGTTGCCTCCGTTTGCTCTACGGCAACTCCTAATATATATAATAATAATATAATATATAGCAGAGGTCTACCGTTTTTAGGGACCGTTATTATACCGATTTAAAAGGGACACAGAGGGCAACCAAATGGGCAGAAAACCAGGGGTACAAAATATCCCAAAGGGCGAGGCTCAGAAGAAGGTTCTAGCCCTATTGGAACAAGGCTCCACAATTACCAACGCTATGTCAGCGGTAGGACGAAACGATGTCACCTTCCGCCAATGGTCGATGCAGGACCCTGAGTTTAAGGAAGCATCTGACAAAGCCCGTCTGGCAGGTAAAGGCTTTAAGGCCGACCTAGCCAACCTAAAGGACATCACCTACGAAGATTTCTGTAGTCAGTTCTTAGATACCCAGATATTCCCTCACCAGAAAAATTGGATTGAGTTGATAGAGGGTAAGGACCCATCTTGGATTCACCCCTCGATGGTTTACGAGAAAGCCTCAGACAAGCGCATCCTAATCAATGTGCCACCTGAGCACGCCAAGTCCACAACCATAACCTCAAATTATGTAACTTGGAAAATCGTAACCAATCCTAACTCACGGGTTATTATAGTTTCTAAAACTCAGAGTATGGCTCGAAAATTTTTGGGACAAATCAAGGACAGGTTGACCCACCCAAACTTTACCAAGTTGCATACCGCATTTGGTCCTAATGGTGGATACAAGTCTGACGCTACCCAATGGTCAGCAGATATGATTTATCTAGGCACAGGACGTGACTCTGGCGAGAAGGACCCTACGGTGCAGGCCCTAGGTATCGGTTCTCAGATTTACGGTGCTCGTGCCGACTTAATCGTTTTAGACGATGTGGTGATGAATGCAAATGCCCACGAGTGGGAGAAGCAAATTGAATGGCTTCAAAAAGAAGTCATCACCCGTTTGGGACGACACGGCAAGTTACTCATTGTAGGAACCCGTGTTGCCCCAATTGATTTATACAAGATGCTACGGGACGGTTCGCAATGGACAGGTGGTAAATCTCCATTTACCTACTTTGCTTGTCCTGCAGTTTTAGAGTTTGACGAAGAGCCAGAAAATTGGAAAACGCTTTGGCCAAAAACCGATAGACCAGAAATTGAAATTGACGAGCCAGGCGAAGATGGATTATATGCAAAGTGGGATGGACCAGCCTTATTCACAAGGCGCTCAGAAGTTACCCCGTCCGTTTGGGCGATGGTATATCAGCAAGAAGATGTTGTTGAGAACTCCATATTTTCGCCGACCTGTGTCGCAGGTAGCGTTAATGGAATGCGAAAACGAGGACCTCTCAAGCCTGGAGTCCCAGGACATCCGAAGCATATTGAATCTGCATATACAGTTATTGGCCTCGACCCAGCGATGGCAGGAGCCACAGGAGCGGTAGTAATTACTTACAATCGCACTGACGGAAAAATTTATATTTTGGATTGTGTCAATATGACCGACACTACTCCACAAAGAATCAGAGACCTTATCGAAGAGTGGGTTATCAAGTACAAACCCCAAGAGATAAGAATTGAAATCAACGCACACCAGAAGGCTTACGCCTTAGATGATGATTTGAGAAACTGGCTAGGCCAATACGGTTGCCAACTCAACTCACACTTTACTGGTAAGAATAAATGGGACGCATCTTTCGGTGTGGCCTCTATGGCTATGCTGTTTGGTAATACCCGTGACTCACGGTTTCAAGATAACAATGTTATTGAACTTCCTTCTAATGAAGGCTCAGAAGGTCTTAAGACATTAGTTCAACAATTAATTACTTGGAAGCCAGATACTAGAAACCCTACAGATACCGTAATGGCTTTGTGGTTTGCTATTATCAAGGTAAGAGAATTAATGCAACAAACTTCAACCGCTTCTAAGTTCGCTAATAATCGTTGGGCAACTAAAGCACAAAGACAACAAAGACACTCAATCGACTTAAATGAAGCCTTCGCAGAACAATGGGCTGAAACATACAGTTAGGAAATAAATGGCTTTAGACATTAGACAAATCGCTGCACGAGTTGAATCACTCAAGTATCGTGCATCAGAGCGTGATGCTCGTGCTGGAGATGTACTTGCTGTACGTCAAGGCAAAATTGCCGACGTTTATCCTGATTTTTTTCCAGAGGGCGTAGATGTAAATGTCGTTGCAAATTTTATTGATATTGTTGCTAGGGACCTTTCCGAGGTTATGGCACCTCTGCCTGCAGTCAACTGTTCTGCGGCGAATTCTGTTTCTGACCGTGCCCGTGCTTTTGCTGATAAGCGCACTCGTGTCGCTTCTAATTATTTTAACCATTCTGACCTTGCGGTACAAATGTACTCAGGAGCAGATAGATATATAACTTATGGTTTCGCTGTGTTCGTAATTGAACTCGACGAAGAAAACCAAATGCCTCGCATCCGCATAGAAAACTCTAGGATGGCTTATCCCGAATTTGACCGCTATGGGCGCTGCATTGCATTTGCTAAGTTATATTCTCTAACATTAGGTGAATTGTGTGCACAGTTCCCAGAGTATGAGCGTCAACTGCTTGGACCTATGGGCTATGACCAAGACCTAAATGGATTGATTGAGATTATACGTTATTACGATAAAGA